ATGAGCAACAATCTGCTTACCATCTCCATGATCACCAACGAAGCGTTGATGGTCTTGGAAAACGAGTTGACTTTCTCCTCTGAAGTCATGCGTAACTATGATGACCAATTTGCCGTAACTGGCGCAAAAATTGGCGCAACATTGAACGTTCGCCGCCCTGGTCGTTTTATCGGAACATCTGGCCCTGCGCTGAATGTTGAAGATTTCAACGAAACCAGCACTCCCGTCACATTGTCAACTCAATTCCACGTTGATACCCAGTTCACCACACAGGACTTGGCATTGTCATTGGATATGTTCTCTGACCGTGTATTGAAGCCTGCTGTCGCAGCCGTTGCCAACAAGATCGACTTTGATGGCACGACTATGGCAAAGCTAAACACTGCCAATATCGTTGGTACTGCTGGCACACCTCCAACATCATTGTTGACATACCTTACTGCCCAAGCCTACTTGGACAGCGAAGGTGCGCCCCGTGATGGTCGCCGTTCTTGTATTATTGAGCCTTTTACTGGCGCAACAATCGTGGACAGCTTGAAGGGCTTGTTTGTTCCCAATGATCGTATTGGTATGCAATACAGCAAGGGCATGATGGGTCGTGACTCTGCTGGTATGAATTGGAAGATGGATCAGAATATTGCCGCACAAACTTTCGGCACTTACACTGGTACAGCAACCATTAACACCAGCACCGACACTGGCATTTTGACCTCAGGATGGGCGCAAACTTCAGCACTTACGCTGTCAAAAACTGGCACTTTCACGCCTAACGTTGGTGACACTTTCACCATTGCTAACGTGTATGCGGTCAACCCCCAAAACCGTCAAGCCTACGGTAGCAACAAGCTACGCAATTTCGTTGTCACCGCTATCAGCGGTAATGCCGTTACTGTGTCGCCTGCTGTTATCTCTGCTGGTCAGTTCCAAAACGTGTCCATCACAAGCCCTGGCGCTTCCGCTGTGACCCCATTCAACCAAGCTGGCGCTGTGTCACCACAAAACATCGTGATGCACAAAAATGCTTTCACTTTGGCTACCGCCGATTTGGAATTGCCTGATGGAGTCCACTTTGCTGGTCGTGCAAGCGACAAAGACTTGGGCTTGTCATTGCGTGTGGTTCGTCAATACACCATCAACAACGATTCAATTCCGACCCGTGTTGATGTGCTGTATGGCTGGGCCCCGCTGTACCCCGAATTGGCTTGCCGAGTGGCTTCCTAATCAACCCCATTAAGAAAGGAAACTAATCATGGCTACTATCAATCCAGGTGCAGCACAAACCACTTCTAACCACCCATCCAATCTTGCAACCAACCAAGCCTTGCGCTTGATTGCCTCTGCACAATCGGTAAACCTTAACTCTGTTGGCGACACTGTTGCTAACATTTTGGTTTCGGGTAGAGTTAGTGTCCAAAGCATCATTGTTACCAATGCAAGCGTTGACTTGACCACCGCACAATTGGCTGTTTACACAGCCCCTGCCGCTGGTGGTACAGCCGTTAAATCTGCTTATGCGTTGACAGGCAACACCACGGCGGCTAAAGCCGTTGTGACTGCCGCAACTAGCACTGATGCAATTACAGGCTTAAACCTGTATATCCGAAACACCACAGCGCAAGGCGCTGCCGCAACCGCCGATGTTTTCATCTACGGTTACGACCTGACTTTCCTGCCTTAATATCGGCATGAAGTAAATGAAAGAGCCGCCCTCAAAAGGGGTGGCTTTTTTTGTTTTGAAGCATATAATTTGATGAACTGAAAGGGATTTTTATGTCCAATATTGCCTATATTGAAGCGACCACATTGGTCAAAAGTGCGCCAGCAAAACTCAAAGGCATTTTTGTCAGTGCCGCATCTAGCACCCCCACAATTACGGTTTACGACACGCAAACATCAGGCACAACAGCCACCGTTTTGGGTGTTTTTACTCCCACCGCTGCCACAAATTACAATTTTTTTGATGGTTTGAACACTGCAAATGGCTTGTATGTGGTCATTAGCGGCACAGTTAAATGCACCGTTTATTACGAGTAAACTGTGGCGCAATCTGGGTTTACTCCGATTCAGCTTTATTACTCAACGACAGCATCAAATGTGCCGTCTGCTAGTAATCTTGCGTTGGGTGAACTTGCGATAAATATTGCTGATGGCAAGCTGTATTACAACTCTAGCGGCACAATCAAATTAATTGCGGCTAATTTATTGCCAATTGCAAATGGTGGAACATTTAGCACCACAATTCCTACTGCTGGCGCTATTGCTTATGGCGATGGATTGGCGTATCAATTTACTGGGGTAGGCACAACAGGTCAACTTTTAACATCGGCTGGTGCGGGTGTTCCTACATGGTCAAACATTGCTTCTATAGCGGTTACAAGCCTTAGTTTTGGAACGACAGGACTCACGCCAGCAACCGCTACACAAGGCGCTATAACGGTTGCTGGAACGCTTGCTGTGGCTAATGGTGGCACTGGCCTTACCTCAACTCCTGCCAATGGTGCGTTAGACATAGGTAATGGAACAGGGTTTACCCGAACTACTCTAACGGCTGGTAGCGGCGTATCAATTACTAACACCGCAGGATCAATTTTAATTTCTGCAACTGGTACAGGTGGAACAGTTACATCTGTTACAGGGACAAGTCCTGTTAACGTAGCGACAGGAACAACCACACCTGTTATTAGTCTTGCATCAGGATATGGCGACACACAAAATCCTTACGCTTCCAAGACTGCAAACTATGTGTTGGCTGCGCCTAATGGGTTGGCTGGCGTTCCTGCTTTTAGGGCATTGGTTGCGGCAGATGTGCCAGGTTCGGCGTTAACCAAAACAGACGACACCAACGTCACATTGACTTTGGGCGGGTCACCAACAACTGCTTTGCTTAACGCCGCATCTTTGACCCTTGGTTGGTCAGGTCAACTTTCCGTTGGTCGAGGCGGAACAGGATTAAGTGCAGGCACATCAGGCGGCATTCCATATTTTTCATCAACGTCAGCAATGACCAGTTCTGCTTTGTTGACCCAATATGGCGTAATTTACGGCGGGGGTGCTGGCGCTTCTCCCGTGGCAACGGCAGCGGGTACGACAGGACAGATACTGACCGCAACTACAGGCGGCGCACCTACTTGGAGTAGCACCTACGCAGGAACAGTTACCAGCGTCAGTTTTACAGGCGGCATCATTACAGTTGCTACGGCAACCACCACACCTGCGCTCACAGTAGCAGGGACAAGTGGTGGCATACCTTATTTTTCAAGTGGCACAACTTGGGCATCCTCTGCGGCATTAACGCAATATGGGGTTGTTTATGGGGGCGGTGCTGGCGCTGCACCTGTATCTACAGCGGCAGGAACTACAGGTCAAGTGCTTACAGCAACAACAGGCGGCGCACCAACTTGGGCAGCGCCAGCTACAAGCGGAACTGTAACTAGTGTGGGGCAATCTTTCACAGGTGGTTTAATTTCGGTTGCTGGATCACCTGTTACTTCATCAGGCACTTTGGCTTTGACAGTGGCTGGAACATCTGGCGGTATCCCCTATTTCAGTAGCGCAACCACTTGGGCAACGAGTGCGGCATTGGCGGCAAATGCTATTGTTCTTGGCGGCGGTGCTGGCGCTGCGCCAGCTACCACAACAACAGGCACAGGCGTTGTAACGGCGTTGGGCATCAACACAGGTACAGCAGGCGCATTTGTTGTCAATGGCGGCGCACTAGGTACGCCATCAAGCGGTACTGTGACTAATCTAACGGGTACTGCATCCATCAACATTAACGGCACTGTCGGCGCAACAACACCCGACACTGGTGCATTTACTACCTTATCAGCGACTGGTGTTACGACTGTTCAAGCTGGAACAGCGGCACTCCCTGCCATCACCACAACAGGCGACACAGATACAGGCATCTTCTTTCCTGCCGCTAACACCATTGCCTTTACTACAAATGGTGTTAATACTGCAAGATTTTCTAGCGGTTTTTTCGGCATAAACAATAGCTCTCCTGCAACGTATCTTGATATTGTTGGCGCAGTAGGAACTGTAACTAGCCCTACTTTTCTAAACCAGACAGTGGCTGTTTTGCGTAACAACTTTCATACGCGGATGGCATTTGTAAACCCAAGCAATACCTATTCTGGAGACATTTCACGATATAACTCTAGTGCGGCATTTCCAACAAATACAATTTCATTAAATGGAAGTAGTGGATTTGTTTTTACATCTGGAGATGGAACAGTTGCAACAACGGAAAAAATGCGTATCGACCAAAGCGGCAATGTTCTTGTTACCAATGCTACTGGCGGTCTTGGTTACGGCACAGGTTCAGGGGGTACTGTTACACAAGGAACAAGCCGAGCAACTGCGGTAACGTTAAATAAGTTCACAGGTGCAATCACCATGTTCACTGCGGCTGGCAGTTTAACTTGGTCACAATTCACTGTTAACAATAGTCTTGTTGCGGCAACAGACACAATTACCATAAATCAAAAATCTGGCGCAGTTAACTACTATGTTTATCAAATACTTGCTGTTACAGCGGGTTCATTTAACATAGGTTTTGCGTCTGTATCTGGAGTCGCTAGCGATGCCCCTGTTCTTAGCTTTACAATTATTAAAGGTGTAACAGCATGAGTTATTTAGCTTCAATTTTGCATGACATTAAATCAAACACTTTGGAAGTCAGTTGGCTAGAAGAAGTACTAGACGACAACGGTGACCCCATAGAACTTAAATCAGTAAAACGGCGCAACTATTCTCAAGATCAGAAAGCTGACTTTCTTGCTGATTGCGGGGATAATGGGCAAAAGTATGTAACTTTGGCTGGTTGGTAAGAACACACCCGAAATGAAAGACACACATGGCAACTTTAATTCCTAAATTTGACGTAAAAAACGGCGGGGCTACACCCGCTGGTGCTATCAACAGACCAATTAACGAAAAACTTTCAGATGTTATTTCTGTTAAAGATTTTGGCGCAAAAGGCGATGGATCAACAAATGATCAGCCAGCGATTCAAGCGGCTATTGCTTACGCGCAAACATTTTCTATTAGGAATATTTATTTTCCCT